GATTAAGGTAGTAATCTCAGCGTCTACATAAGACTCAGTAGTCTTAGCATCTAAAGCTGTCTGTAATCCTGATACTTCACTAATAGCGTGAGTAGAAGGGTGAGAGTAATTGTTAGCTGAAGTAGCTACACCACTTAACTTCGTCTTTTCAGTATCAGTATAAGCGTTAGTATCTGACTCTCCTTCATATGAAGTCTTAATTTCAGCACCAGTTTGATCTGCTGTAGCACTAGTTTCAATACCACTTAACTTCGTCTTTTCAGTGTCAGTATAAGCGTTAGTATCTGACTCACTCTCATATGCAGTCTTAATCTCAGAACCAGTTTGATCTGCTGTAGCACTAGTTTCAATACCAGATAGTTTACTTTTCTCAGTAGTTGTGTAGTCGTTAGCTGATAACGCTTTACCAGTAACTTTATCTACTTTAGTACTTAAATCTACTGTAGCCCAACTAGCATCATCACCATCTGTAGTTAAAAACTTACCGTTGTGAGTAGTTTGTGAGGGTACAGCTGCCCCTGGTGCTAACTTAGCTGCAGTAACTGCACCGTCTTGAATATCTTGAGTCTCTACTGAGTTCGTTGAGGTAGCCCTTCTTGTAGAAGGTAGTCCTTTACCAATATACTTAGCCATTACGTTATCTCCATAATAGAAAGGTGAACATCCAACTGATTAGCAGCTGAACCTTGTACCTTTACTGTGTCTCCAGTTTCTAACACGATCTTACCGTCAATAAAACTTAAAGCTGTATTAGCAGGGATTGGAGTATCTGCACCAATCAAACTAATATCATTAGTACCGTCACTAGTTAGTACGACAGCATCTGCGTCTGTACCAGTTACATTAGATATTACACCACCAATCATCACTGTAGTAGTAGAAGCTGGTACTGTATAAATCGTTGTGAGGGTAGTCCCTACAGAATTACCTGTCTTTCTTTTAAATGTATTTGCCATTTGTTATCTCCTATCCTAAAGCGATTGCCATTGCAACTTGACCACCTACGTCTGCTGCTGATGATGCTGCACTAACTGCTGCTGCTGTTGCACTTGCAGAAGCATTTGTCTCAGCGGTCTCAGCGTTAGTCTCAGCTGTCTCTGCATTTGTTTCAGCAGTCTCAGCTGCAGTCTTACTAGTTGCTGCTTCAGATGCTTTTGTTGTAGCAATACCAGCTTGAGTAGTTGCTGTTGTAGCCTTAGTAGTAGCTGTTGTAGCACTTGTAGAAGCATTTGTTTCTGAAGTAGCTGCAGCATTCTTACTAGATAGGGCGTTTGTTTCTGCTGTCTCTGCGTTTGTTTCTGCAGTTTCAGCATTAGTTTCTGCAGTTTCAGCACCAGTTCTAGCAGTCTCAGACCCAGTCTTAGCTGTTTCTGAAGCTGTCTTAGCTGTCTCTGAAGCTGTCTTAGCTGTCTCAGAGGCTGTCTTAGCTGTTACTGCGTTTGTCTCTGCAGTTTCAGCGTTTGTCTCAGCCAACTCTGCAGCTGTCTTAGCAGTCTCTGAAGCTGTCTTAGCAGTTACCGATCCTGTTTCAGCCGTTTCAGCATTTGTCTCAGCCAACTCTGCAGCTGTCTTAGCTGTCTCTGAAGCTGTCTTAGCTGTCTCTGAAGCTGTCTTAGCTGTCTCTGAAGCTGTCTTAGCTGTCTCAGAGGCTGTCTTAGCTGTCTCTGAGGCCGTCTTAGCAGTCACAGCCCCAGACTCTGCTGTCTCAGCATTAGCCTCCGCTGTCTCTGCATTAGTCTCCGCTGTCTCAGCGTTTGTTTCAGCAGTCGCAGCAGCAGTAGCACTAGCAGTAGCTGCCGTAGCTTTTGTTGTAGCAATACCAGCTTGAGTAGTTGCTGTAGTAGCATGTGTGCTTACAGCCAGAAGAGCAGTCATATTATTAGCTACTACTTCAATTTCAGATGTTGCTTCACCTAAGTCATTGGCTATAGTAGTAATATCTGCAATACTATCACTTACAGTCTTAATAGCTGCTTCATTATCTTTAATGATAGATACATCAACAGGTGATGACTTTGCTTTAAAAAACCCTGAAGACTGGGCATTAGTAGCTTCTACACCCGTATCCCCTTGTCCGAAAAATGATCTTGACATAAGAGTCTCCTATATTATTTAACCTAAACTATTTGGCATTTTGATTGTGATGTTACCACCCGACATCTCTGACTTATTAGATCTTCTATTTACTGCATCCGACTTCTCGAAGAATAGTTTAGAATATCTCATGGAACCTTCATCATCATTTAAGAACTCTGAGGCAACCCATAGGGATGCATAGAGTATTAAATCAGGTTCACCTTTAATCAGGTATGTTACAATCTCTACAGTACTAGTGTTAATAGTACAGATACCGTCTGCCCAACTTGCACCAGAGCCTAAGGCAGTACAAGTAGAAAGGTCAGTTTCAAAAGTAGAATCTATTTCGTATAAAGCACCAATTGATGGTAAGAATCTGTAGTACTTAAGTTGGTAAGTGCCTGAACTTACTATCTCACCGACATCACCTGTAATAATAAATTCATCTAATTCACGTACAAATGTATTAGGGTATGTCGGTTTACCTGCATCAAATATATTCCTAGGGTCTGTTCTACTAAGTATCTTGAACTTATTAGTCCCCTCTACCTTTCTTAAATCAATTGCTTCAATAAAATCAGAAGGTATAAATAAAGAAGAAGTACTACTTAGTGTGACCTCTACTTTAGCTTCCATAGGTGGGATTCTTAAGAAGTCATAAATCTTACCCTCACCTGCTGAGATGAAACTATCGATTTGAGCATTAGTTAAATCTGCACGATTCAGCCAATCTGCAATAGTATCTCTTAGTGTTTGTTGGTTTGTTATAGCCATTATTATCCACCTTTGTTAATGTTGGTTGTCAGAAGTAAAGGATAATGATCCTTAATAATCTTCTTAAACTTATTTAGTTCTACTTGTGTATTTTCAGGGTTGTTAATATCAATCCCGAACTTTGTAAAAATATCCACAGCTACAATATCAGGGATAATAGCAAAACTTCTATAATTTGCTTTCCTGTCTACGCCTGCCTTTCTGGACTCCTGTGCGTAGTCTAAATAGGCTGTGGCATCCTGTTCTAGGACCAGCCCCCTGTCATCGTACTTGTCGATAATTTTACTCATATGAGTTCCTTGTATTTAAAAAGGGGCTAATTAAAGCCCCTAATTTAGATCAGGTAATTAAGCTACGTTAGCAACCATGCCGTTACCAGCAGGGTTCTTACATTGTAGAGTTAATTCCTCAACCATCATACCAACAGTAGAGTCACCTTTTTGGCCGACATCTGTGTTGTGTAATGGACGTAGAGTAGCTAAAGCCCAGTTCGCTGAATCATATGCAATGATATCAGTTGCACCAGTACCAAGACCCATAACGTAGTTTGGAACTACCTTAACTGCACCAAAGTCAGACTCGTAGATCTCTACTGATTGACGTAACTTACCTTTGTCATCAATATTACGTCTAACATTAGTAGTACCTTGTGCTGCTGAAGAGAATGATCTCTTAACACCAGGAGCCATCATTAGAGTACCAGCTTTACCGCCTTCCTCGTAGATCTTTTGCATTACTTCATCTACAGCACTCAATGAGAATGTAGCAGCAGTACCTACAGCAACTACAGACGTACCATCAGCAGTACCAGTAGCAAACGCAGCTACAGAAGCATCGTTATCCCAAGTACTTGTACCGTTGATCCATGATTGAACACCACCCATAGTACGGCCAGCGTTAGCAGATGTTTGACCACCAGAACCATTAGTTACTTGACGAGAACCAACTAAGGCATGCTCTAAGTCACGCTTAAGTTCAGTACCCTTCTTCTTCATTTGGTATGCGAATTCAGACGCACGACCAGCTTTAGAAATTGAATCTAATGTCTTAGATACTTTGATTTCTTTAGCAAGAATCTGAGTGTAGTTACCCATACGAACTGTAGGTGCTAGAGTAGTTGTATTACTGTAGTCTGCTCCTTCAGATTGAGCGTTTGCACCAGGTGCTGCTAGCTCATCAGTTTGCCATTCGTGAAAAACAGCTTTTGCTTTTGTGTTGCCAATCGATGATGCGAAAGGAGTTTCGTCTCTAGTAATCATTGAAATGAAACTAGCTAGATCCTCTTTGTTACCTACCGAGGCTTCGGTTTTAAATGTTGCCATTGTATTTTATCCTATAATTTAAGCGTTACCCCAAGGAGTCATTCGCAAGTCCTTCTAGGAATGAAAGTTCATCACCATCATTACCCTTACCAGAAAGTACTTTATCGCGTAAGTTTCCTTGTTGTTTAGCTTGTTTAGTTTTTAAGTTAGGGGACTTTTTAGCTCTAACACCTTTAGTAGGTGTCTTCATTCTCTTCTTTGCAGCTTGTTTACCACCTTCCCTAAGACTCTTATACTCAAACATCATAGCTACTATTCTAGGATCCATTACTTCTGCAAACTCTGGAAATCCTAGGTCTTCTGCAGCCCAAGAAACAACATCATCATAACCCTCTTGCCAACCAGGCATAACCTGGTCTAAGGCATCAATCGCCCCCTGCCTCTGTTGAGTCATTTGGGCTTGTTGTTGTTGCTCTTGTTCTTCAGTAGCTTCTTTCGATAGCTTCTGTTGTTCTGCTCTCTTAGTATCTAATTGTTGAGATTTGATTCTTCTGGCTTCTTGCCATTTGGGTAAATCGTAAACATCATCTGCAAGTATGAGTTCCTTAATCTTCTTGTCGTAAGCATCAAGTTGTAATTGATCCTGGTCGACCTGTCCATCAAGTAGCTCCGCATTCTGCGTCTTTAAGGCAGTATACTCATTAAAGAGATTCTCAGCTTCCTTAATCCTCTCACTTGCTTCAATTGACTTCTTGTTGGCATGTTGATTTGTTTGATAACCTCGAACAAGTTCATCTAGTGTGACCTCCCCATCTTCCCCATCAACTTTAACGGGAACCATGTAGCTCATATCTAGTTCTTCTTCTTCTGTAGTCTCAGGTAGCTCTTCAGCATCTTCCTCTACAGTCTCATCTTCTAACTCCTCTTCATACTCCTCAGTTTCGTCAGTCTCGGCATCTTCGGCATCGTCTAGTTCCTCATCAGCTTCCACTGTGCTTTCATCAACCTCTTCGGGTAGATCTTCTTGGAAGAAGTCATCCGTTAAGGTGTCCAGCAGCTCATCATGAATTTCACTATTAACATCCATATCTTGGGTAGTCTCAGTATTATCTTCAGTCATTTTTAGTTCCTTCTAAAAGTTATTTCTTAGAAGCTTTATTAGTTACAGGTGCAACTTTAGCTTCTAATGTCTTAATTATTTCTTGTGCAGCAAACAGATCTTGAGCGTACTGTCTAGCACGTCCAGTTCCTGTGTACAGGTTAATGTCTCTAAGTAAAGCGGTCTCTAATTCCTTAAACCTATCAATACCCTTTTTGTAATCTTCATTCATCATCCTTCTCCCTTCTCAATTCTTCATTTAAACCAGCTTGAGCAAACTTCACTAGTTCCCGTTTTACATCCTCCAAAGCAATAACTGTAGAGTATAATTTTCCTCTTAAGTTACCTTCTTCGGGTGTTGTCTTTGACCAAGCTGTCTGATAGCTTTGTTTCACGCTATCAAATACAAAGTCAAATGCATCATTCTCTACTATAAGCCTAGATTTGGCTCCTAGTTCGATTATGTCCATTTACTTCTCCTTCTTCATTATCCAATTCCTACGGCTCTGCCTTGTTCAGCCTCTAGTTGTACCTCAGCCTTATCCTTAGCAACTTGATGAACAAACTTCTTCTCATCTAGTTTCATCTTAGCAATCTTAGCTTCAATCTCTACCTTCTGCTTCTCAAGTTCAATCATAACCTTCTGTTCTTCTACAGTAGTTAATCTAGAAGCTTCTTGTTTATCAGACTCAGCACTCTGTTGTACTGCTTGTGCTTGTTGTTGTCCCTCTGGTGTATTAGGGTCAACTAGGAAGTCTGGCCAATTATCAATACCCATAGACTCTAACATTTGTCTAGCAATGTTAAACGGAGCAGCAGGGTTAATGATACCCTTAGACTCAGGTGTGCCATATAGAGCAGGCATAATCTGAGACATAAGAACAGTCATATTCTCTTTAGTATTAGTACTACTGTTAGAACCAATGTCCACATCCACAGTAAGACTGTCGAATGGCTTAAGCATATCAGGTGTTAAATTATAATAAGCATACTTCTGTAATACAGATTCTGAGTTATCTAAGATAAGGCTATAGACACCTTTACACATATCGGCAAAACCTGTCTCAGCAAACCTTCTAGCAATATAAGCAATTCTCTTCTGAGAAGCTTGTTCAATCATAGAGACTTTATTAGCATCATTACCTGACTTAAATAGGTCAGAGTTAATACCTTGGGCTGTTCTAGACATACCAGTAGCAGTCTCTTTCTCATTGTTCATAAACTCTAGAAGAGAGAATGATGAAGGAGAGATAGTAGATGGTTGTATCTGATGTACAGCACTTAATGGGTTACCATTAGTAGGAATGATCTGGTGAGGCTCAGGGCTTTGTAAGGCTCTGAAGTCTACCGTATTAGGATCTGCCAGGATTCTACTGTAGTTCGTTAAGTATACATTCTCAATGATACCTCTGGTGATAGCTGTCTTAACCTCAGTAGCTCCCTTAGTGGCATCAGCCATAGAAATACCATAGAAGGCATAAGGGATCTCAATTGGGTTTAAGTTGGCAATAGGAATACTCTTGGCATCCTCTTCTAGAAGGATAGTACTACCGACACTAATAACTCTCTTTAGCTCTGCAATACCGTCACCGTCTCTATCTACTCTTAACCAACTCTCTGTTACGTAGACTTCTCTCATAGAGGCATCTTCAGGGTCTTGGTTATTGAAGCCTGCTAGAGAAGTACCGTTGAGTGCTTGTCTAGTGTAGTCCTCATTAGTATAACCATTCCTAGTACTGCCTTCATCAGATATATCATCTACATTGTCAAAACCCATCTCTCTTAAATCAGAGAGCGTGTATTCTGTTTGAATACCTACGTACTTAGCATCTGCAATAGATATGGCATCCTTATCAATTAGGAAAGCTTCAGGTGGTACATTCTCTAACTTAATCTTAGACTTGTCAATAGATCTTCTAATCTTAACATAGTTATATGACTCTACCTGTTGTGGTGGCATCATCCCATCAGAGTTAGGGTCTTGTTGTACACCCTCTACCTCTTGAGACACTAGCTCTATAATCTCAATAGAAGGATCAGATACAATTGTATCAATCTCTATAGGACTGATGTTTTCATACTCTTCAAATTCATACTCAGTCTTCTCTTCCCACTTCCATCTGATAGCGGAGTTCTTGAATAGGAGAGCTGATTTGATCCAAGTGTTTAATTCTACCCAACCGTTATTCATAGAGAAGATACAGTCGTTAGTAATCTCAGAGGCTAACTTAGCTGCTTGAGACTCTGATGGGTCCTTAGGATTGAATCTAGCAATCTTACTATTAGATAACATTAGTTCAGAGATGACTGCTAAATATGAGTCAATAATCTCCATTGTATCTGATGTAACGATAGAGGATACACCTGTAGGTGTTAGTCTTCCTCTAGGTTGCTGTGTGTAGTAATCCATAGCATCTTCTCTTTGAGAGGACAACTCAGAACCTGTTGTAAGGCCACCTGCAGCTTGGTTTACATAAGTATCGATAATGCTAGTCAGTTCTTCATCTGTGATTTCGCTTACCTTGCTTTCACCTTTTTTCGCCACTATAATCTCCTATTATATCCAGGACTTCTCTTCTTGTTCAGTCCACATGTTTTCAAAACTTACTTTCTCATTGGTTAACTTATCAGAGTGCGTTCTCCACACTTCTGCTGTGATTGCTAGAGCCATTACTGTATCGTCATGAGAACCAGGGATAGCATTAGTCTTCCCTTGTGCATTAGATACATAGTCTTTCATCTCACTAACTATCCTAGCTGAGTAGATAGCAATATCATCATTCTCAACCCAGTTCTTTAGATTACTAATAATAGACTGCTTAGAGGCCTGTGTAGTTCTCCAACCAAGTCTAGTACCTTCTTCTTTAGAAACATTTGCAATCTTAGTTTGAAAGTATAGATTGACATATTTCATTTCTTTTAGTTTCTGTAGAGTAGCAATACCCATACTATTAGACTCTACTGCTACTAGAGCATTGTTGTAGTATCTACCTAAGTAGAACAATAACGCTCCGAAAGCAGCAGGGTCAATACGGTTATCTCTGTATAGAGCAACTACCTCTCTCTCCTTATTAAGGATAGTAGCAACACTATAATCTTGACCTACACCCATAGCTACGTCAGCACCGATAATGTAATTACTTTCAAAATCAGGGGCTGTCCATATCTCTAGGGGACCATCAGGAGACATCTCCCAAGTGGATAACTCTGTGTCTAAGTACCTCTTGGTCTTAGCAGGTTTTACTTCTAGTTTATTTAGTTTCTCACCATCGAATACACTATTACCAGAAACAATAAATGCTTCTTCGGCAGTAGCAGGATACTCTTGTCTAAACTTCAATTCACCTGATTCGGCAATCTTAAGTCTTCTCCAATAGAGCTGGTCGATATCTAAATCAAACTTCTCTATTATATCCTTTTCTTCTGTTTCTAGTTCCATGCCCTCAGGGGCTTTGGTTCTATATTCATTGGTCAAAAACCACGGTAGGAATATAGCTACGTAGTCAGTATCTCCATTTATAGTAGACTTCCACAGTCTATGAAAGGCACCAGTGGCACCATTCGCTGTGGACTCTAATATAATCTCTGTGCCGTCCGAAGATGAAACACCTTGGAATAAACCTGCCAAGATCTTCTCATCATGTTGCCAAAAGGCACACTCGGAGGCGTGTAGGATGGTGGGGGTAGTTCCCCTACCTGCCTCTGCAGAACCTGCAGTATATAGGCGATAGCCTGAGTCATTGTGAGCGAACTTAATCTCTTTTGCATTCGACTTCACTAACTCAGGTCTTACACTGTCAGGCATCTCATCAATATAATTCTTAGACATTGTGAACAGGGCATCTGATGTAGCACTGTCATGTGCAATCACAACCGATCTTGTGTTGGGAGTGTAGAAAGTCTTCCAAAAGACTCTCCCAGCAGTATAGGTTGAAATACCTTGTTGTCTAGCTTTTAATATAAGAGCCCTGACCTTACCTGTTTCCTTAAGTTGTTTGCTCACAGCTGCATCAATATTCTTCTGTGCTTCATTGAACCTAAAGGGAACGTAGCCTGCTGAAGCATCCTTAGTAATAATACGTAGGTTGTCCTCAGCAAATTCTTTAAAACTTTGAATATACTTCTTATCTTTCTCTCTCTTGAGAATCTCTCTCTTTAACTCTAACTGTCTATATTTAGACTCTTTTGTATCCTTAGATAATAACATATTAGACTCCTTCAAATCTCTTATTTACTACAACTCTTCGTCTTTTGTTCTATTTCTTTTACTAGGCTTATACTTAGGTGATTTACCCTTCGCCCTAGTCTTTAAAGCCTTAGCTTTAGCCTTAGCAGATCTTCCTAGTTTTAACTTAGAAGTTTTAGGGGCAGTTTTAGCTGCGTGCTTAAGTTGTTGACCAATTAAGTCACCACCTAGTTCATCTGTAGCGATCGATAAGGCAATCTCATCATCAGTTCTGGTAATATCTTTGCTATAACCTGGGGTCTCTAGGGCATTAGGGTTATCTGCAGCATCACCTTCAGCACCTCTTCTCTTGAGATAGAGTGCTTTCTTCTGTTCAGCTCTAGTAAGTTTCTTCTTACCTTTACCAATCATGTCAGCCTCGAAACCACCCTTAGGGTTCTCTACTACCTCTTCTGCAACCTTAGTCTTACCACCAAACTCTCCTCGCTTACCACCCTTCTTAAAGGTATCCGTAGCACCTTTACCTGCTCTCTTCTTCAAAAGCTCTAATGCCTTTGCTGCTGCCTTTCCTAGTATTCCGCCTGCCATATCATTCTCCGTTGCCCCTTAGGGTCTTCTTTGTTTTAATTAGGTGGTGGGATCCGTAAACACAGCCCACCGTCTGTTGAAGGAGTGCCTACGAATCCTTTTCGTTAACCAATCTAAGGTTAACTTCCTCTAGCTCTTTGTCGATATCATCGATAGTCATTTCACTTACTTCTACTGTACGTTGTTCTACCTCTCTACGACTCAACTTAGGAGTCTCGAACTCAGCTACAATAGCAGCAGTCTTAAGAGCACCATCTAGGTCCTCATGAGCCAACTGGGACAACATAACAGCTTTCATTACTTCTAAAGCAGGAGGAGCATCAGCACCTTGCTTAGAGAAGGCCTCTACAGCCTTCTTTACTTTGTTGGTTAGCATTCTACTCTCTACAGAGCGTACTTGCATCTCCTTAGCATTAACTGCACTAAACTTCTTACCCTTACACATCATATTACCATTGACAGTCTCATACCATCTATCGGGGTCATATTTGACTCCTTTAGAGGATGTGGCTGTTAGGTTATCTTTATCTCCGTACGACATACATTACTCCTTCGATTTAAAAACATTACTCCACCAATCAGTCCAAGACTCTTGCTTAACACCTGCCTTACGTTCAGCGGCATCTGCCTTTGCTTGTATGGCACGTCTAGTGAAATCATCTTGTTTAGCCTTCCAAGCTACAGCCTTCTCTTTAGCTTTCTTAGCTTCTAAAGCATCCCACTCACTTGTACCCTCTATGGGTTCAAAGTTAAAACCGTAGTTATCTTGATTCCATATCTTGATAGCCTCTGTGAAGCCTGGCCCCCACTGTCCTCCTTCAAAGTTCACAGCACGAGGTCTTGTACTTAGGGAATCCGAAGACCCTCTCATGGATTCTCTATTCATAAAGTCAGCCATGTCCCCATAGGGTGACTGTGGTAGTCCCTTAGGGAGACCTCTGTCATTAGCTTCTTTATTTGAAATAATATCTGAAATGTTTAGTAACTCATACTTCTTATGTTTAGACATACTATGTCTCCTTTTGACCACTTAGGGCCTTTAACATTGAAAAGCCATCACCAGTCTTATTAATCTTATTCTCTTCCATAAATCTCTTTATAGCTTCAAATGTCTCTTTTCTAATTCTCAGATTGCCGTCAAGTCTAGGGTTAAAAACTTCTTTAGTATAATATATCTTGTCTTCTCCTGTCTTTCTGAAGATCTCATCTATCTTAGATGAAAGGCCTTGATCTGGCCACAGATTCTCTACTTCCTTCTTAGTCAGTTCTCTTAATTTAACAGTCTCGAATCCCTTAGAATTATACCTTTCACTCTCAGATAATTTCTTCATAGCACGGTATGCACCTAAGGCATTTGCCCACTTCTCTTTATGTCCTGTGGCATAGTACTCACCACTATCAGTAGGTCTAGCTTTTGAGTCAGTATGTAATAAGTCATCAGAGAGAACGCCACCTACAGCACTAGACAATGCCTTAAGAAGGGCTGGTCTTTGTCTATTATCTGGGTGGTTACTTACCTTATCAGTGAAGAACTTAAGCCTATCAGTATAGCTCTTCAGTCTGTCGTAGTCCTTATTGTAGTCAGGTTTACCGTCAAACTGATCGAATGATTTGTAACCTGATATGGTCCTACTTCTGGGTTTTCCCCAACCTTCTCTTACAGTACCGTCTGAATTAAGTGCAGCTAGGTACCTCTCGATAACATGGTCGAATTCATGATTTAGATCCTTTTGGTCTACCTTAGATTTCTTATTGAGTTCTATTGTAGGTTTCTTTCCCTTTGACAACCCTAACATACTGAACCAACTAGGTCTGAATCTTGACTGTGCTAAGGTACCTTCAGGCATATCGATGAAGTCAAAAGAACCATCGTCATTCTGGGACCAATCACTTCCTAATTGTAGGGCTCCTGTGGGCACGTTGTAGGACTCTGCGGTCTTACTTAGGGCAGCGTTCAGTTCATCCCGTCTGTCCTTCTTCATGTAGGAGAACCACTTTGGGCTACCGTCTTCATTAGTTACTACACCCATAATAAGCTCCTATTTCTTAGTAGGTATAATAGTCCCATCTGGGCCAATGTCAAACTCTTGAGTACCTGTGTATTCTCTTTTTACAACACCAGAGTCTTTAATTCTTCGTGCCAGTTGTTCCTCTTGTTCTTTAAGTATCTTTAAAGCATCTTTTTCTAACTTATCAGCCTCTATCCTCTTAAGTCTATTCTTCTCAATTCTTCTTAATTGACCAGCATTCTTATTTGCATTAGGGAAGATAGCCTTCATATCAGACTTATCAAGCTTAACTAGTTTATTGACAGCACCTTCATAGGACACAGGGTTCTTAACCAAATCAGGGTTAACCCACTTGTCAAAGATCATCTTCCTTAATGTCTCATGGTTATAACCGTTATCCCATGCAAAGCCATTAAATTTATTCTGGTTCTCAAGGGAAGTAGAGTAGTACTGTTTATTCATTGCAGCAGTTTTCTTTGTTCTAGCTTGTACTGCAGGGTCTCTTGTTTTGGAACCAACACCACCCTTTTTCTTAGCATTAGCAAGGGCTTCTCTCTTAGCAGCTTTCTTACTTTCAGCACCTAAAATCATAGATTGATAATCATTAGATGGTTCAATTTCAACTATCTTCTTTTCAACTACTTCATTGTTCCTTAAAGAAGTTTCCTTATCTTTAGCTAATCTAGCTAACCACCTTTCTTTTATACCAGCCAATCTGACAGCTTCTCTTTCTGCATCATAAGCAGCTTGTTCAGCAGCCCACTCAGCTTTACTGTTGGCTATTCTAGTTGTATTAGTATTATCTAATGAAGGTGTGTTTATATTCCTTTCAATACCTAACCTTCTAGCATTATTCTCAAATTCAGTAGTAGGTATCTGTACACCAGAGTTAGGGTCTGTACGAAAAGCACCATCCTCAGGTAGATTCATCTGATCGACCATATCCTTTTTAACCTGTGTGTCAGTATTAATCTGATCTGGTCTCTTTTGGAAAGATCCTCTACTGAATGGTTTATTAGAATACTTAGATGTCGCTTTGATAATATTAGGACTAATTAGTTCTTCTGGAGTTACTACTTTACCTGTCTGTTTGAAGATATCAGATATAATTTTAGAAAGTGCTTGTAATTTAGCCATATTCATGTCCTCTTAAAGTAAGTAAACTCCCTCAGATTTATAAAGAGTCTCTAATGGTGAGCCAACCCTAAGATAAAAGGTATATATATCTATATTTTTAAGACTGACACTTCTTCTATGTTTACCCTGGAGCCCCTACCTTTGTTTAAAACAAGCCTAATTAGGGACGTTTATATTTAAGTACCATGAATGGTTTGGACACCCCTTCAACTGCCCACAATAGCCCATATCGGAGCCTTTATCAACACCCACACCATACCACACCACACTAACAAAGATCCAAGCACGGGCAAATATGAGACCATTGATACCGAGCTCCATATCGGCCCGTATAGGCACGATAATAATAAAGTGATACCATTGGTAGGGGTAGACTACATTAGTCCAAGGTAGACCCACTCACGCTGCCGAGGGGCTATAGTGGGACAATGGTGGGCTATGGTGGACTATTGCGGGTTATGTGCGAAGGGGTGATTTTAGGGGTAAAAAAAGAGGGTCGGCTATAGCCCAATGGCCGTAAGGGTTTCAAGGGGTATATAGTTTATTTATATCTTTATTCTATAAATAGTCACCTAAAAGGCTAGACAAGCGTATAATTTACCACATGAACAGCAATAAAGCGGTTCACCAATGACATATAAGTCATTGATTATTAAGCAAAAAGAGGCTATAACATGA